CCTCAATGATGGTGGTCTGCTATTTGAACCTGAAGAAGCTGAGTTAATGCACGGTGGCGCAGTTGGTATGTTAAAAGGTAACAAGAATTTGTCCGTTTTAACAACCTATGCGGATGTTGATGCGATAACTTCGCGCACCTCAAACGAAGCAGAATCGAATACAGTAGATAAGATGCTACAAAGTGTTTATTCAGAAGCTGGCGTTTCTAAGGAAATTTTCGCCGCGACTGGAAGCTCCTCATTAGCTACATCATTGAAAAATGATCTTGCCCTCATGATGGTGCTTGGCCATAAATATTCACGGTTTGTAACTGGTCTACTTAACTAGTTGTTTGCCAATGGTAACATTGATTTCACCTATCAAATTATGCCTATTAGTTATTATAACGATGTGGAGTTCGCAAACAACAGTTACAAATATGCGGGAATGGGATATAGCTTCCTGTTACCTGCACTAGCTATGGGTCTATCACAACGTGACTTAGTTAATGTGAAAGCGCTTGAAAACGATCTCATTGACATAAGTACTGTTCTGGTGCCGATTAGCACCGCATATACTGGCGGTGGTGCCGGGACTACGAGTCCTGGAGACGCTAATCCAGTCGGACGACCCGCACTTGCGGAGGAAGAGAAGTCAGCTAAGACCTTAGCAAATGAAAGATCTCTAGAAAATACTGGACAAGGAGAAGCTGAATGAGCGAGATCAATATGAATGATTATAGCAATTTTGCTGTTTCCGTGTATGGCGATTTGGAGCCTATTAGCCCAGTTTATTCCAAGGCGCGTGTCCGTATTTTTTACAAGGGATTAAACCGCAACGGTTCCTACATTACGGACGCATTTGCAGAGAAATTGATTGGCACACTGCCCTATGCTCCTGTTAAAGGCATTTATAATGCGCTGGAACAGGATTTCAGCGATCATGGTAGCGACAACAACTAGGGCCGAGCCTATGGTGTTGTCATGGACCCACCCAATGTGGCATGGGAATGGCACACTGATGAAGACGGCGTCGCGCGCGAATATGCGTGTGCTGATGTGCTACTGTGGACAGGCCTTTATGATGAGGCCCACCAAATTGTTGGGAAGAGTCAGTCAATGGAACTCTATGCGCCTTCTATCAAGGGATTTATCACCGAGCATGACGGGTATAAATGTTTTGAATTTACTGATGCTTGCTTTTTGGGGTTACAAGCACTTGGCGACAATGTAGAGCCTTGCTTTGAAGGTAGCGCGTTTTACTCGTTGTTTACTGAACTTAAACAACTGATCGATACTGCGCGCGAGTTCGTGGCTAACCACCAAGAAGAACAACAAGGAGGACAAGCAAAAATGCCTAGTATTTTTCAACTGTCTCATAGCGCCGTAGCGGATATGATTGTGAATATGCTTAATCCTGAGTTCACTGAGGAAAATGAGTGGCACATGAGCTATGGTCTTGTGGACGTTTATGATAACTATGCTATCTGTTGGAATTTTGATGAGTAGCAGTATGAGAGAGTTTATTACACTAAAGACGAAAACGATACAATTACACTTGGCGATCATGTGGTTTGCTACATGATTGATGTGACCGATGACGAGAAGTCTGCGCTTGAGAATATTCGCGCGCGGAACAACGGTTCGTTTGAGAATCTTGGCGAAAATTTCATGTCCAACGACGAAATTGCCGAGACCTATGTCACTAAAGAGAGCTACGATGAAGCTATTGCTTCTTATGAGAGCAAAATTACCGAGAGTAATGACCAGATTGCTACTTTAACTACGGAGAAGGAACAGATCGAGGCAAAATTTGCAGAATTGACGAGTGCAACTGCTAATGCGGCTGAGAACCTTACTTCTCTTACAACTGAGGTTGAGGCTTTACGCGAATACAAGAGAAACGTGGAGAACACACAGAAACGAGCCATTCTTGATCGCTATGCCGAACTATTAGATGACTCTATTATTAGCGCTTATACCGATCAGATTGACGCGTATAGCTGCGAGAATTTGGAGCGTGATCTTGCGTTCGAACTGGTTAAGTCCAATCCTTCAGTGTTTAACAAAAAGGCACAGCCACTACTTCCGAAGGAAGAGCCTAAAGGTGGCATAGAAGCTATTTTAACACGCTATAAAAACAAATAATTTGGAGGTTTTTCCGAATGGCTAATGTTCGTTATTCCATCGACGGTTACGGCCAAGTTGAAATTAACAACTGCGCTTTCCGTCGTGATGGCCGCATTGAGGCTCAGTGCGAACTTGACGCTACCGATTTCGCCAGCATCCCCGCCGAGAATGGTATGCTGCTTGCTATCGATCGTGCCGCCAAGACCGTTTCTCTGCCCGATGCTAGCTCCGACTCCGAGCTGATTGGTCTTAACTATAGCGCTGAGCACATCTATGATGAGCGTACGCCTGGTCTTGCCAACTTTAAGCTTGAGCGCGGATCCTTCCTGCCCCGTCTTGGCCTTCTTGCCGTGGGCGACAAATTTACTACAAACTGCATTTCTTACGCTGATACCGTTTGGGCTAGCGATGGCGCTCTTGAAAGTGCTTGCTATGCTTGCGCTTCTACCGCCGTTTATGGTGGCGTGAATGGCGCTGACGGCTCTATCCTTCTTGGAACTCAGGCTCCTTCTCATGGCCCTGTTCTTAAGGTCGTGGCTGTTCCCGGTATGCCCGATGGCACCTTCGGTGTTATGCTTCAAGTGCAGAAATGCCTGTAATGGAGGACATAACAATGACATATCAAGAACTTCGTGAACTTGCAAAGCACGCCGCTCGTGGCACTGCTCCTGCTAATTTTGAGTATGAAAATGTCAATGCTGCTCTCGCAGATGCCCTTCATGACCTTTGTGGCAGCATCAACGATTTTATGAAGAATCGTTATGACATCTATAACATCATCATCGAAAATGCTGATGAAATTATCCCCAATGACGTTTCCGCCGCGATGGGTACCTTTGCTGAGGTTATGCAGGTTGGACAGGGCCAGAAGGCTATGTTCAAAGAGACCACTGGCCGTCAGCGTGCTCGTCGTTTCATCACCCAGGTTGGTCTGAGTGGTGTTTATGAGACCGCTCGTCTTGATGCTCGCACCTATGGTGTTGAGACCAAGGCTATCGGTGGCGGTATGACAATGGATTTCGAGCGCTTCCTTGATGGCGCCGAGTCCCTTGCCGAGCTTATCTCCGTCATGACCGAAGGTCTTACCCTTGCCGTTTATGGTGAGGTTCAGAAGGCCCTCATCGCTGCTATCAGCAACGCTCGTCGTCCTCTTGCTAACAAGTATAGCGACAGCAAGTTCGTTGCCTCTGAGATGCAGAAACTCATCACCGTTGTGAAGAGCTATGGCCCTGGCGCCGTTATCTTCGCTTGCCCTGAGTTCATCAACGAAATGGGCCCTGATGCGATCGTTCCCACTCTTATGAATAGCACCTCCAATGTTGCCCAGGGTATCTATCCTGCTGATGACATTGACAGCATCCATATGACTGGCCGTATCCACATTTTCCGTGGTACCCCCATTGTTGAGATTCCTCAGGCCTTCATTGATGAGAACAATACTAAGACCTATGTCAATCCTCAGTATGCTTACATCTTCCCCACCGGCCGTGAAAAGGTTGTGAAGATCGTGCTTGAGGGTCAGACCCAGATGTATGATTTCGTGAACCGTGATCAGTCGGTGGAAGTTTATGCTTACAAGAAAGTTGGCGTTGCCATCCTTCACCACAACAACTGGTGCGTGTATCGCAACACTGGTATCACCAATACATCCGAATTCTAATAAATCAATAGAGGGGGAGAGGTATTCCTCTCTCCCTCATTTCAAATTTCTAAAAAGGAGTTAAAGGAGATTCTGTAATGGATGAAAGCAAAATTATGGTAGTAAGTATGACTGACGGACGTGTGGGGCTTACCTATGAGCCCGCGCGCTTCCACCGTGTTTGGCCCTCTCGTGGTGCCAAAATTGCCGTAGATAAAGAGATGCTGCGCGAAGCCATCTATGAAGAGGGTGTAGCGACGCTTTTCAGAGAGGGTATGCTCTATATTGAGGATATGGCCTTTAAGAAAGAGCTGGGACTTGAACCCGATGACGCGGAAGAGCCTCAGAATATTATTCCTCTGGACGAAAAACTCATGCGCCGCATGATGACTGTTATGCCGACTGCTGAGTTTAAAGATCGTATTAAGGCACTTTCGCGCGAACAGTGCATGGATTTGGCCGATTATGCGGTTGAGAATGAGTTAACTAATTTTGAGAAGTGTGAGGTTCTTCGCGGTTTAACAGGCATTAATATCTTAAACGCAATTCAAAATAAACGGTTGAGTGAGGAGCCTGCTAATGACACCGTATCAAACAATTTATGATAGATTTCTTTCGTCAATTCTGGAAGATGAGTGGGCTCATTGGGAGGAAGAAGAAATTTAGATGGATTTGCGCGAACTTCTGGAGTCCGCCATTCCGTGGTTTAAGTTTCCTCGTGTAAGCCTTGAGCATAATGACGAAGGATTTGTTAACGATTTGAATTATTAGGAAATTCAAATTTTGGCTACTTACATGAAGTGCCAATGGTTAAACAGAACAATTCTAACTTGGGAGAACATTAAGCCCCTCTACGAGGAGCGCGATTTCTCGCAGGCTAACCTACTTGACAAATTCAATCAAACTCTCGAAGCGGAAAAATATAATGCCTTAAAGCTGGAACGCATTTATTATCGTTCCATTTAGGGTAAACCGTATGACTATTCAGCGCTCGCAGGCAAACGATGACCGAAGATATGTATGAAGGCATTAACAATAGGTTGAAGAGTCGTTTGTTTGGACTCTTGCGCGAACGTGAGCGCGGGCGCGAGTGGGAGGCCTTTTTGGACAATATTCTAATTGAGCTAGAAGGCTACCCCGAAGAATTGCGCACCATTAACTATTATGTTTTGACTTTCAAACTTAATAGT